TTGAGTTCATGTGCAAATGACCTGGCTTTTGGATCTTTAGCAAATCTGCTCAATCCAAAGAAGTCAATTGTATCACCATTCAAAAGTATAGCATCTGGCTTCTCTTTTTTTGCATAATCAAATGTGCAAGTCAGCGCATCAATGCTATGATAAGGTATATGGATGTCAGATAAAACAAGCAACCTTTTTGCATCTAATTTATATGGTTCATAAATTGCCTCATCTGACTCTGGAAGGTTATAAGGATTCTTTGGTCTATTTGGTATTTCTTTTCTCACCTTTGTTCTGTTATTTGATTTTCCCTCAATTTGCCTTAGAACCAACCTTACTGACTCAGCACTTTTAAATAACAATGGATTGTCTTTATATATAATTCTTGCCAATTTTAAACTTGGCATTTCCCATCCAAACTTCTCTCTATATTCAGCACAAAGTTGTGACTTGTTCATTTGAAATAAAGATTAGCTTCTGCTTCCCTTCTGCGTGTGAGTCCCGCAAGTACTTTACCTGATGCACGATTCCACTTTAGGAACTCTGCCCTTATTGTCGGGTCATTCGGATTGGCATTTACCTTTTTAAGCAGTGTTGACTTTTTTAGGTTTGCCTCTCCACAATTATAACAAAAAGATACCAACGCTCCGAACTGGTTTAAGGTCACCATTGAGGTCACCAACTTAGTAACCTTTTCAGCAAACTCATTCGCTATCAATTCAAAAAGTTGGTCAGCCTTTTCTTGAGTAATAGCGTGACCAGGAAGTACTGGTGAACCATCTTCGTAGAAGGTGTTGCCGAATCCAATTGTCCACTTTTTAGCACTACACTGATAGGACTTCAACTTGCATCCTTCAAATTCCTTTATTAAGTCTGCACCTGCTTTGTTTAGTTTCATATTTTATTTCTTAGATAAATTATAAGAATAAATAAACCAATCAATCCAAATAGGTAAATTTGACTCCTTCTTGCTTTTCCTTGCCAAGTTATCAACTCATTGCTTAAACGTGCTGAATCGGTCTGTAATAACCTAACACGAGCATTGTCAGTAATTATTGAACGCAATGTATCGTGAATTGTCAAAGTTTTGGTTATTTCTCTGGTGTTCCACTTAGTAAGATATACCGTATCGTTGATGATGTAGGTATCAGTAAGTGTATCAGTTGTGATTAGTGTATCAACCTCAACAAGTGTATCTGACTTTGTGATGTATGTAGTGTCATTAGCACACCATCCACCTTTTATCACCACTTTTGCTACTTCTTCAAGCTTATCCTGGTCTCTTATAACCTGCTTAACCGGATTGCAACTAATGAAGATCAGTAGTAAAAGTAGATGTCTCATTTTCTGAATATTTTCTCAACTGAAGTGAATCCAAGTGATGATGATACAATAAATGTCAAAGCATAAATAATCTCCTCAGTCGGTTTGCAAATTGCTATAATACAAAGCGATACTGTGCCAATAAAAGCACAAAACCGCTTCATACTTAGCCTATTGTTATCCTCTGTGAAAAACTGCCTCATGATTTTATTTCTTTATATAACCTATAAACATTATAGACTATTGTTGATATTCCAGCTAAAATAGCAACGACTATACCAACATCAGACAAGGCAATATCTGCCCATATCTTAATCAGTATAGTCGCCGTACACATTCCAATTGACTTGCTATCCATTTTCGTTTTTCTGCTTTTGAATTTCCTCGCCAATCTTGGCATTAACTTCTTGTAGTTGCTTTTGCAAGTATTCAATCTGAGCGAGTAAATCGTAGGCAGAAGCCTTTAGTTCAATCAAGTTCATAGTATATAATTTAGATGTGAAAATAACTATTTTATCGTAATTTCTTGCACTTGAAAATAAACAGTACCATGATCATCCAATTCTATCTCAGCCTCCGCAAGTGCCTTTGAATCATATTGGTGAGCATCCATAAAATTAGGACTCCACCTATCTGCCATTGGTACATCGTGGTTCTCAGTATAGTATAGCATATTTGCAGACTGCCTTATCACATATTTATACGTCAATGCCATATTATAGGTTTGATTCTAAGTACATACGATTGAGAGCAAGTAGTTTTGCAGTACCAACTGTTTGTGCTTGTATATGTGATTGCATATACATAAAAGTTGTATTAAGTGGTAAGTTTGATATCTCTGTATTTGTTGATAGAACTGCATTTGTTACTGCATTTCTCAACTCAAACTCAATTTGTGAACTATTTGGTCTTGAAAAGATATATAAGTCATAGATATCAGAAGCGTTTGGTGTAATTGCAGTATTCTTTTTGGTAGTTACTGTACCATTGTTCCTCATTATGAACTGCAAAGTTGAATCACCAACATCCTTACCAAAGCCTATGGTATTGTTCCATGTGGAACTATCTGCTGCCATAGTAGCATTGTTAGCAGATAACCCAACAAAGAATCTATAAGTACCATTTATTACTTCAAGAGCAAATCTTGCAAAGAAGAAAAACCCACCAAGACCTGATGCATTACCCATCCAAGCAACAGTATCAGTTGACTGAATACCACTTGCACCAGTTGTAGTTGAACCAGTACCAAATGTGGCACGATTCATTGAGGTTATTGCACTTGTTGATGCCTTTACAGGTGTTGCTTGTGCTGCTGCCGTTCCATTATTCCTTGCCGTAAATGACACACCCCAGTTAATGGCAAGTGTTGTACCTGTACCTGCTAACCACATATAAGTGGTAGAGTTGAATAAAGCAGGTTGGAAGTCAAAATGGATGCCACTTGAATCCATTGAACTCACCATCCTTCTTCCTGCCATTGCATCTGTGAAAATCTTTGTTCTATCGGTTGCAGGAGCAGTAGGAAAACCAGCATCAACAAGAGCAAGGTCACCTCCATCTATCTCAACATTTGCAGCACCACCAAATGCACCTGCATTGTTATATTGTAAATCACCACTTGATCCACCTGGTGAGCCTCCACTTGTAATTGTTGCCCAAGTATTGTCACCCCTAAGATATGTTGTTGCTGATGGCGTACCACTTGCTGATAACTTTGCAACGCCTATTGTAGCATTGTCAATTGTCCAAGTTGCACCGCTTCCGCTTACTGTTATGTCACCTTTATCACCATCAGTTAATGCACTCACAGTTGCCCAAGATAGGGTGCTACCATTTGTTGTTAGGTACTTTCCACTATTCCCCATTTGAGTTGGAAAGTTGCTTACAAAAGTATAGGCATCATCCCAATTTGACTGCTTCACAGTTGTAGGCAATGCGTATCCACTTGCAAATGATAGTGCAATTGTTCCATTTGATGTTAGTGGAGAGTTGGATACACTAAAACCTGTTGGAGCAGACAATCCTACTGAGGTCAATCCACCACTACCACCTGCCCATGTCCTATCTGCTGAGAGATCATAGGTTACGCCCCCAATTGTGAGTGTGCGAGTAGTTGGTACTGACTCAGTCTGGTTTGATATTATGGATCTGTTAATCCTCATTAGATAATTGTCAAGTTAAGTTGTTGAGCAACCCAATCATAAATCCAAGTATTGATGTCCATAGCGGGTTGGTCGCCCCAGTTAATATAATCCTGCCCCTGGATGGTGCAGTTTCCTTGAGCCACCGCTTCACCTACTGATTCAACCCCTTCAGCATCTACGTTCATTGTGAACAACTGCCAATAGTTAGTAGCACTTGATTCGTAGTTGTCATTGATGCCAGTCACTTGAAGGTATTTAGCCTCTTTACTTGTTCCATTTACCCATACATTGACGGGTGCGATTTGTTTTGCCATTTTATTTTATTTTAAATTGATGTTATAGTTTCCCATGCAGTTCCGCTATATACGCATAGTTTTGCTAATGTTGTATCAAATACCATAAGACCTGCCGCAGGTGTAGCAATTGCGTTCTTCTGCGTTGCTGTCATCCGAGGTGGGAGGAAGCCTTGTGTAGTAGATTGAAATTCTGCAATTGCTGAAGCACTACCAGTATTTGTACTATTTGCAGAAATAAATAACTGAGAATTACTTCCATCAACTTCATAGAATGTTAAAGTTTGAGCATTCCTATTAGTTATCTGAAATCCTATTTTATTTCCACTTGCAGGTGATGGTATAGCATTATTATTACCAAATGAAACTGTTCCAAAAGCATATGTAACTATAAATTTTTGACCAGCAGTATATCTTGTATTTGTTGAACCTTCTATCCAAGTTTGATAACCAACTGATGAAGATGTTCCAAGTGTTAATTCCCCAATCACCCTCGCAGTCCCGTTGACATCAAGTAAATAAGTACTCTCTGACGTTGTTCCCAACAAGAGGCGACCTGCTGCTGTGAGTTTTGCACTTGAAGCATTGCCAGACATTAATATAAGACTACCACCAGAGTAGGCATTACCAACAGTAAAGTCTGTTTCAAAAGCTTTTATGTATTGCGTACCTGATGCTTGACCACCAAACTTCAAATAGTTTGCGTTTCCTATTTGTAATGCATCAGATGTTGTGCCAAGCATATTAACCAATGCACCATAATCTGAAGCTCCTCCCGTAGCAAATCTTCCATTTGCAAAAACTTCAAATTTTGTTGAAAATGTAGCTACACTACCTACTGCTGCTGTTGGTGCTTGTTGGAATTTTAGATTTCCATCTACTTGTTGTAAAAATATAGAAGCAGGATTTGATGTTATATGTCTTGAAACATTTAAACTATCAAAATAAGTATTGTTTGATAAAACATTAATACCTGATACGTTTGCGAAATTCCCAGATGTACCAAACCTTATTTGTCCATTTATTACTAATCTTGAATTAGAATTATCCCAAATAAAATTTGCACTACCTTGAAACGCACCACTATCATTGTACTGAACATAAGTATTAGAACCTCCAGGTGTTCCACCACCACCACCACTATACTGCGGAATATTAAGTGTAGCACCTACCAATGTCGCTGCACCACTTGTACCTGTTGTGGTTAGTGTTAAGGATGCTTGTGGTGTATATCCCAACGCAGTAGCAATTGTCTTGTTCTTCCAAAGTGAGGTGCTTGATTCGTAGATTAGTGCATCATTGTTGGATGGATTTTGTGCAGCAACATTATGAATCTCATCTAATTCGTAACCATTTTGGATACGAACCTCAATCCTACCCTGTGTTGGATGACTTCTTGTTATTACACCAATATAAACCAAATGGTTTGGTGCATATTGCTTTACATCTGTGTATGCTCCTGCTGTCGTTGCACTTAAATATAATTGCGCACCATCAGCAAATGCTGATGTGTTTAATCCATCAATATCACCAACTGCAACTACATATCCATTTGAGTTATTTGCAATATTAGCTTGAACAATGCCAAATGTCTGCGCTGATGTTGAGTCACCAGTTGCAAGTGCTTTTGTTACAGTAGGCTTATTACCACTTGCTCCATTTATATATACTACTGTACCCTTTGTTAAAGTTGCACCAGTTATGTTCCTAACCTCTCTTACCAAAGTACCTGCCTGACCCGCAATAGGAAAAGCAACCAAAGACCCATCTCCTGCAATGTATTGTGTTGTGTCTCCAGTAGGATCATCAAACTTGCCATCAAGAGCAGTCTGCAAGTCAGTCTGATTGCTAAGCGTACCTGTAATCTGTCCCCAAACGCCACCACCACTCGTACCGCTATAATTCACCACCACATAGACTGGTGAGACTGATGTGCTTACATACACATCACTACTTGTATAATCAATCTTAATTACCATCGTTAACTTGTTATTTGATCAACAACTTGGACAAAGCCTTGCATCCATGTAAAAATACCAGAACCAGTAGTAACCTGGAGTTCATAGTTGAACTCACCGACAGTATAAGTAGCAGTTGTAACAGCAGTCAATGTGACTGTCCTCTCATTTGTATCACCCTCAACAAAATCAGCATCGTTCCACGTGAAAATAGTTGTGCCTGCGCTATCTTTTGCCATAAGTTTAAAAGTATATGTACTTACATCAATAGCCACCTCTTGACACTCATCCTCCCAAAACGACAATGGCAATACCCATGTATCACCCCTCTTGATTGCCCTTAAATTATGTTCTCCAATCATATTGTAAATTTAAGATTATTTATGTTATAATGCGATATAAGCAGCAACTACTGATGTACCATTTAAAGCAGTCCCTAAGTTTATAACAAAAGATCCAGTAACTGAATAGTTATAATACCATTTACCACCATAACCAACCGCAACAAGTTTATGCGTTGCGGTATCTCTTGCAGGGATTGTCCCACTTGCAACAGTATAAGTATCAACTATTGTCAACTCAGTAAATCCACCAGTACCTTGTAAAGTATAACTATAATTTGCAAACCCACCAACAGTGCTATCAAGTGTTATATCTTGTATATAACAATCAAATTGATATACTCTATAATTATTCTGAGCATCAATCATATCAAGAAAAGCGGTAAATTTTGTATCACTACCAGTAAAGAACTCACCAAAAAACTCAATAGGATGCATATAAGTCTGAGCCATTTTCACCAATCCACTACCACTTATCGTAAATCCTCTCCTACTCGTAATATATTCACGATACAAGCCATTAGTCTTTGGTGCTAATTCCAAGAAATCCCTACTCATTGTAATTGATGAGTTCTTGGCACAAGCTAATGGATAGACATTATCTTCAAAAAGATATGCTATAACTAAACCTTCTGCTTTTACTACATCTGCCATTATTGATATATATATTTATCTTGATAAGGATCATAAGTAGGAGTACCTGGTATATAATAACTGAAAGTCAAATTACCAGTTCCTATATTAATCTCATCAACATTGTTTGAAATGCTAACAAACATAGTGTTGCCAGAGTTTATAGTTGATATATTGTTCAAATTTAGTGTAAAAGCAACAGGAAGTGTTGTACAATCCACTATTTGTTGAGCCTTTGATATACCATTTATTTTAAAGTCAAATGTTACACTTGAACCACTTGTCAAAGAATTTATAGTACCATTTACCTCACAATCTATATTTACTGATATTGATGGAGTGCCTGTGTAAGTAAAAGTATTACCAGTTGCAATAGTAAAGTCAGCAGCACTTACAATTGTCCAAGGAACTTTTGTGATACCAATATAAGTATTATTTGTTGGGTCTGCATCAAAATTCTTTAATACATAATCATCAACATCCCTAATATTATCAAAAACCTCTAATAGTGTAGCATTCCAAGTTGATGAAGCAAAATCAATCTCTTTTAGGTTTAAAATAGCATAAATCTTATTTGGGTCATCATCTACAAACTTAATCGTATTAATTAACCCTATTGGTTCGCTTCCACCATCCCATGTAAGTCCAAAAAAGTTGGCATCAATCTTGTTTCTATCTACTCTATTAAACTGCCAATGAGCAATAGCATTCTCTTTTCTAAACCCTAAAATCTCAGATACATACCTACTCCTATGCCATTGCCTATCAGTTAATGATACCCCATCATCCCTTAAAAGAGTGCCTTTTAAATTATTTGAATAACTATCATCAAAGTATATTTCACTTTGATCAACCATTTTTAGTGTATCAGTCTTGGTCAAAATTGACTGAACACCTGTAATATCTATTTCGTATTGTCCATTAAACCCAGTCAATACTTGTACTTGCAATGATTTATACCAAGATTCTTGACCACCAACTTCCCAAGTCCTATGGTCACTAACTAAAATAATATTTATTAATCCAAAATCAGGACAAGGTTGAGAATCTACACTAAGTGTTACCCAATCACTATATAATGGGTCACCAGATGTAAGGTATGAAGTACCTAAATAGTTTTCATTTGTGCTAAATGTAGCATTGGTTTGAATCCATGTACCATCAGCCTTTAAATAATAATTATTTACATTACCATATAAAAGTATATAAGCTTGCTTTTTTTCTCCATCATCAGTAAAAACATTCTTATACCTTGTATCAACACTAAACCTAATCTTTTCTCCTTGTAGTATTTCAAGGTCAGTTGACTTTATCCATCTAAAAACTGCATTAGATGATGCAATAGCTGAATCAAACCTAACATAATTGTTTTCTAAAATACCATAAGCACCATCATAAACCTCAACCCTTGTCAAAGTTCCTGTTGATGGTGTTGTTGGTGATGTAAATGGTGGAGCACCACTTGTTCCCCCTTCTTGTCTTGTCCAACTATCTACGTTGTAAGATTTTACATTTGATACATCACTAATAAATGAACCTCTTGCAAATGAGCCATTTTGTACTATCTCATTTATCGGCTCATAATTATATTGAACAATGTCTTGTTTAGTTCTTCTTTTTAAGAATCTAAGCATCTCAGGACTTATAGGCTTAACGCTTTCGTTAATACCTACATTAACATCAAATCTATCGTTCAAAAGTGTCCTTGTTCCAAGTACAGACCTAAAACCTCTTATATTCTCAGTAGGTGGGCAATACAACTCTTCAATCCTAAATATCACCCATTTACCCTTGTACATATAAATTGTCTGATTCCAAGCCGTGTTTAGCTTCTCAATAACTGTGTAAGAATCATCATACTCAAGAACATCAATTTGAAATGCTTTTGCATCAATTGTGCATTGATCAAACCCCGTGTACAAATCACCATCATTCATTGATGCATAGAACAAATTAGAAAATATCCTATAATCTACAAAGTTCTGGACTGCACCTTGCATTGCATATTCAATAATTTGAAAAGGTGTAAACGTACCAATCAATTCAGCACCATTATTGCTGAGTTTTGTCTCTTTTAATAGTCCAATTCCTTCTGTTGCAGTAATCGTTAAAATGTGATTAGTATCTACCCAAGTCTCTTGAAAATCATCTTGCGTTAAATATCCAATCCAATAATTACCCCAAGAGCCAAAATCAAAATAGACAATGACATCATTATCATTATCCATCATAAAATCATCAGTACTTACACCACTTGCTGATGCTATAATATTCATTGTTGCCAATTGTGGCCTCAATGGTTTAAATATATTTTCATCACTATTGAACTCACCAAGAGTGAATGGTTTGTCTGCACCTATCAAAGTTGTAGACCCACCAGTCCACCCTTCAAACTCAAACCTTACTGTGCAAGTTTGACCCTCAAGTGTCTTGAAACTAAACCTATATTTTTCTGCTTTAGCCAACTCTATTAATTGTTGAATTTGTACGATTAATTGACCCCACTAAATCACTACCTCTCAAAACCATATTAACACTACCACTCATACCTAATTGCCCAGGGCCTACTCCACTAAATGATGGAGAAGCAACACCACCAAATCCTAAGAAACCACCACCTTTAGTAAATGAACTTAGTGTTGACATAATGCCTTTTGCTGCTCCTACTTGTGGGAAAAGTATATTACTAATCAAATTAGCTATACCACTTGCAATAAGTTGAGCAGCTATTTTTTTTATTATACCAATTGCCATTTTACCAAATCCTTCAAAAGCACTTTTACCTTTAGTTGTTAGATTATCAAATAATAAACCAAATGGCTCTGTTAATGATGATTCAATACCACTTTTTGTTTTATCAAATACACTTTGTAAACTTAAAAATTGAGATTTTAAATACTCAATTTTTTGCCCTTGATTGAATGCAATATCTTGCTCAATTGCTATTGGGTCAAGTGTTTTCTTTATTCCTGCAAGTGGATCAAAAGATTGTGCATCAATTTGCATTTGAATATCAGCACCTTCTTGCATTTGTTTTACCAATTGCTTCTCTGCTTCTGCTTGCTTTTTTAATTGATCTGTTCTATTCTTTAAAGCTTGGTTTTGAAGTTGCTCTGCATAAAATTCAGCAAGTCTTTTATTTGCTTCTCTTGTTTGTTCTTGGAATTGCTCCCATTCTTTGTTTTGTTGTTTTAGTGCATTAGCTGCATCCTTTGAAGCATTTACAGAATCTTTTTGACCTTTTATTAATTTATCAACTTCAGCATTAACAACAACTAATTCTTTATTTACACCATTTAAACTTTGTTTATAGAAAGTTGCTTCAGCACTTGTTTTAGTAAAAGTATTACCAACGGCTGATAAAACACCACCTACACCAGCATCTCCAGTTTGGAAAAGTGCTTTTAATTGTAATCCAAGTACATCAAAATAGCCACCTGTTTTTAACTTAGCACCAAGTTCAAGTTGTTCTTTTGCAGATTTAGATATAAGTTCTCTTATTGAATCAGCCTTACCTTCAAGTTCTAATTGTAAGGAAAATAGCTTTATTCTTTTTGCTATTTGTTCGTTTACTTTTGCTGTTCCAATTTCCTCTTTATTAATACCAAATAATATACCTGGGTACTTTTTATTGAGTTCATCATAAGCACCATTCCTTTCTTTTAATGATGAGTTAGTATCTGTAAGTATTCCACTTAGAGATTGAATATTAGCAACCTCCCCAGCAATTTTACCATTAGATTCAGCATAAGCTAAATTTAATGAGTTCTGCAAATCTTTTTGTTTTACTTGCAAACCAAAAATGTCAGTAACGGCAGCACCTAATGAACCATAAGATTGAATCAAAGATGTTATACCTGATATTGCTGCACCAATTGCAAAAGAAAAACCAGCAGGGCCTAATAATGTAGAACCAAGTGCTGAAAATGCCTTTTTTACTCCTCCACTTTCTTTAGTAAGTTTAGAAAATGAATCAAATACAAGTGGCAAGTTATTTTGAATCGCAATAAACCCAAATGGTAAATCTCTTGCTACTTGATTTAAAGAAAATAAAGCATTTGTACCATCTGCTGCACCTTTAGGTAATTTATCAAGTCCTACTTTTTTAAGATTTACCAAGCTTGATTCAAGTGCTACTATTTGCTTATTTGTTTCAACAATAGCTGCACCTGTCTGAGTTTTAAGTATATTTCTTAAATTTTTTAACTCAGCATCAACCTCACTAATAGATTTAGTGAACTTGCTAACATCTGCACCTATCTCAAAAACAAATGGACTTGAACTCATTTTCCTAATCTTTTAAAGATTTCTCTCATCTCATCCTCACTCATACCAGTTTTTTCATCACCTGGTAACTCCCACAATGCTTCTGGTGTTTTAGGTGCGGTCTTTGGATCACCCATTAACCGCACCATTGTAAACATCAAAAGTCTTGTCTGCTTATATGTATCTATCTTCTTTGCCTCATTGCCTTTCATCATTAATGATAAATGGCGAGGACTTATACTATAAAATTCATTAGGCAACAAATTCAACTCACCAAAAGCAAATGATTCTATTTCTTCAAACGTGATGTCTTTTTTTTTGACTTATCATCTTGTTGTGTTTGTTTTATGAAATCACTTTCTGCCCAAACACTTATTACATTTTTAATTTGATTGAGTGCATCATCATTTTTCAAATTTGACTCAACCCAATCAACAAAAAACTCAAATGATAAATCTAATTCCATATCCTTTACAATGCAGTTATTATAATAACCGCTATAAATGATATTAGCAACACCTATTTCATTTAACTCATTGTTCTCAAATGCTCTTCCCTCTATGAACTTACCTTGAATGTATCTAAACGATGCCATCCCAAATTTTAGTCCAATCTTAGTATCATTAATAGTAATAGTAGTATAGTTCATAATTAAGGTGTAACATCAATTGTTCCAGTAGATGAAATAGTTCCTGAGAAGTTAATGAACTCAGTAGTTGATTGGTTTAGAGTCAAAGAAGTTACATAACCAAGAAACTGATGGTAATATGTAGCACCTGCACTTGAACCACTTACAACTGGATTTTGAACCCTTACGTTAACAAGAGTTTTACCAACACTTGCAGCAAGAAGTTCTTCGTATGAAATTTGAGAAACTGTTGGAGCAACTTCACAAACTGCATCAAAATCTACACTTGCAGTAGCATCTGATACACTTGTCAAAGGCCCACAATTGGTTTGCTCGGTGGTGGAATCAACAGTTGTATTAACTGATGATGTACGCAGACAAACGAGATTCTTAAATGATGAGCCACCAGCTACATCAATCTCTACGTTCTGCAATGATCCTAAAATCTGTCCCATTTTATTCTATTTTTGATTTACTAAATTACTAATTGTTATTATCTTTCTCGCAACAAAGTTTTCTCCATTTCTCAATGGCAAATAACTTGATGAAGTTCTTTGTGTTGGGAATACCTCAAAATATGTATCACTAAAACCATTGACTTGTGTATCTGGGATTAGTATGTTTAGTATTTGAGATGATATATTATCAACAATTGAATTGTCATATATTCTATACTGCTCACTAAATATATCAATTACCACATCAACACTATTACCAAATGAGTTATTAGTATTTACCGCAACCTCACTTATTGATGAAATTACAATATAATTCTCAGGAGTAGTAGTAAATGGTTGTTGACCATAAACAGGAACATTCCTACTATTGTAAGAAATGTTGCCATTTAAGGCATTTATATATATATTTCTAATATTATTAGAACTATCAAGCATTATACTACTTTTTTCTCTTTTATTAAGTTTTCAATTGCTTTGGTAAGACTTGGCATATATGCTAAAATACTTGGTCTCATATATGGTCTTGCTAACAAATTTACTTGTTTTATTCCTTTTCCTTTGAATTTAGATGCAACACTATCCCAAGGCTCACCATTTGATATAAAGTATTTTCCAGTACCAAACTCAACATAAGCAGCATAATTTGCTTGAGCAACTAATTCATAAGAAAGGAATTGCTCTTTTTTTAAGCTGATTGAATTTTTTAACCTTCCATCTTTAACTGGAACCATATTTTTTGCACTTGTAGCCATTAACTCACCATGAGCTGCTATCTCTTGATCCATCATAGCCGATACCTCGTTCACAGTCTTTTTATACTCATTAAGCATTTCTTTGAACCTACTATCATTAATATTTAAGTTAAAACCACTTGCCACTAAATCACAATTTTTTTATATTGATGATAATTCAACCCTTCCCATGATGGAAACTCACTCATTCTATTGGTAACATCAGCATTCATCTTTTTCCCCCTATTTTCATAACTCCAAGCCGTTAAAGTAAGTATATCAGTAGCCAAATCCTCTGGAATAGAACTAAATCCACATTGATACTTTATAACATAAACACCTGGTGAGTATATCCATATCTTACCACCTATTACCTCAAAATCACTATTCTTTGTCAATATCTCATAGGTGTTCATTCCAGTCTTTATCTTCACCTCATCAACACAAAGCAATGGCCCATAAGGCACATCAAGAATCCAAAAGCCTTGGCTTTGTGGTGTAAGTTCTACATTTATCCTTACTGATTTATTAACCAAAGAACAACCAGTCAACTTTTCAATATGTACCCTTGCACCATTTACCAATGATGAAATCAACTCATCATCAGTATTGTAATTGGTAATACGAAGCCAATTCTTAGCATCAGTCAAGCTTACTGGCTCAACCACCGCATCAGCTAATATTGTTATTCCGTCTATATATGTCATCTTTAATTATATTTATTAACCATTTCTCTGAACCAACTCTCAAATTCATCAAGCGTTTTTCTTGTATCAAAGTCTCTTGATCTCGCTTTCGCTTTTCTTGATGCCCATGAATAGGCTTTTTTGTCATCCAACTTTGTAATGGCTTCAACCCACTCTTTGACATTGTCCCTATTTTTTATAAATATACCACCTTTTTCACAATTTTCCTTTAAGCCAGGAGTGTCTGTGCAAATCACAGGAATCCCACTACACATTGCCTCAGTTGCTGTCCTACCCCAACTCTCATACTTAGATGGCATTAGTAATATCCTTGTCTGTGCATACCATTGCTTGATATTAGGCGAATTAGGAACATAAGTCACATTTGGCAATGCTTGGGTTATCTGCTCATCATATGACCCTAAAACGCCTAAAAATGACTTATGTGGCATTGCCCTCGCAATTTCTGCAAATATCTTACCACCCTTGTTCTCGTTTAAGTTTATCAAAGTGATATATTCACTCTTCTCTGGTTCATTACCTACATCATAGTAATTGTAGTCAACTGGCGGTGTCAGTATAAAATTACTAAATTTATAGTTCAAAAGGTCTTTTAACCACTCTGAATTGTAAATAATATGCTGATTCTTTTCGGCATCTATAATCTCTGGATATGGATGACTGTTATGAATTAAATGAAAAACTGGTTTTTTGTAAAGTTTGGCAGTATGGATTGTCCATCTTGTGTAATCCAAATGAGTAAAAACTGCATCCGACCATCTCATAATCCCATCTATCACATTTGCATTTGGTGGGAATACGTCAATCCCATCAAAAACATAATTATTCCTGACCTTGTACTTATTCGCATCATGTAAAAGAACTCTTACGTTGTGGCCCTTAGACTGCAAATCCTTCAACATAAAATGTAACATCCATTCAGCACCGCAGTTGTGATCAGGCGGATAAAGATGTACAGAAGCAACTATATTCATAATTTTAGTATTATATCCGCACCAACAATCTCTCCTTTGTAGTTTGGATATTTAATTAGTAATTGAGTATAAAAAGTATCACTTATGTAATGATTCTCAAATTTAAGTTCTTTTACTTTATACTTATCTAAATCAATCGTATTTAATATCCTCTCATCACATCCCTCTGTATCTATTTGCAAATAATATATATCTTTTATATCATACCATTTGCAGAATTGTTCAAATGTTATTGCACTTACTGTAATTGTCTCCAATATACTTTTAGGTAATTCTTTTAAGTATCTATTTAACGGCTCACCATCTTGAACCAATGAACTGCATCCATCTAAAAATGATGAGTCCTTTGAAATCCACTCAGGCTTTACATAAACCATTTCAACGCTTCCATCATTATCTGATATAAATAAATTTGATGCTCTTGCGTTTGATAGTTTCTTAACGTTTTCTTTTAGTCTATCAAAATAATATGGTACAGGCTCAATAAAATATGCTTGATAGTCCATTTCATCTTTTAACCTATCAAATATATTGTCATGGCTCACGCCATCCATTGCTCCAATAATAATATAATTCTTCATAGTAAATAATTAAAAAAAGGGGTGGCAAGAATACCACCCCCGTTTATACACTTTAAAACAATCAAAAAAAAATTAGATTGCTCCGTAAACTGCTGCGGTTGGTTGGAACTGAAGGAGTTCGCAACGAGCCTCACAACGGAAGGTTATCAAGTTCTTGATGAAGTCATCTTGATCAAACTCTGTGCTTCTAACATTCAGACCAGATTGTTGAGCAATGGCGAACTTAGTAGTGTCCATTACATAAATCTTACCAGAAGTAACCAAAGAATGAGGAATAACTGGGATACCAACGATTCTTACATTACCATTGTTGTCAATAACCATTCCACCAGGTACTGAGTAGTCAGCAGGCTTGGTTTTCAACAAATTGGCCCAACCAGCGTGTGTGGTCAAAGAAAGGTTTGGCATCCAGTTCAAAGCACCCAACTGAGCAACATAATCAATGAACTTCTCTGCGGTGTTAGCACCAGAAGAAGAACCTGCGGTTGCACTTGAAGCGATTGCATTCAGATAATAAGTATCTTCTGCCTTTTGGAAATCTTCAATCAAAGACTGCTGAAGATAAGCTTGCAAGAATGGCAAGTCATCAATCATCTGACGGCTTACTTTAGCATAACCTGCGATAAATGACAGAGCAGTATTTACAACTGTTACATCATAATCAACTTGTGGTTTGCCATTGCCTTCAGTTTGCTTACCGAAAGAACCTTCACCAACTGGAGTGTTACCACGAGGGAAAGAAACAGAACCGGTAGAAACAGGGATGATGTTGAACACAGAACGCAGGTGAGGGTTAACATAAGACCTCAAGTAAGCGTTGTCAACATAAGAAGTGTAAACAGAACCAGTCAGGTTGTTACCAATGGTCATTACACCAACTGCTTTGGCATCCATTTCGTAGTTGAAACCTTTACCATTGCCACGAGCAGCAGCTTTGATGTCGTTCCAGCCTTTCTCAATAGCAGAACCAATTTCGTTCTTAATGTTCATGATATGCTCACCATAAGAAGTTGCAACTTTTGCAGTTTCTTTGGCTTGCAATTTTCCGAAAGCAGCCTTAGCTTCAAGAACTTCGTTCCTTGCTTCAGCAGCAGTCTTGTTGGCTTTAACCAACTCTTCGTTGATTTGCTCAATACGAGAATCAAAAGCTTTAGCAGCTTTCTCGGTGTTTGCTGCAACTTCAGCCTTCTGCTCGGCAAGCTTTGCCTCAAGAGCAGATTCAAACCTTTTTAAATCTTCCATTTTACTTTAATTTAGAATTTGTTTAAAATTTGTATCAGTAATTGCTCAAGCACCTCGTTGTTCTTTTGCTGCATTGGTGTTTCTTCAACTGCCAATGTGCTACTCGCCTTTTCTATCGCTTGTGCCAATTGCCTAACTTTAATCAGGCAAAGTTCAATTGTTTCATCAGTAACATCGCTGTTCCTTATAAACTTCTCAAATGTCTTAATTTGTTCTTGCATTTTACCAACTTGCTCCAAACTTTTTATCCCCAAAATAGGTGTATATTCATTTGCACCCCAAGCGGTAAGGCTTGAACCTTCAAAAAGCATCACTTCGTGAATCTCATTTGCATTATCGCTTTTCTGCTCTCTAAGAATCCTAAATCCAATTGAATGCTCACCAATCAGGTCACTCTCAACCATCTTTATAAAATCTTGACCCAACCTATGCGAACCAATTTGGGAACGATAGAAAAGACCATAGCTATCTTCTTTCAGCTCCAATATTTTACCCAAAGGTTGGCTTGGATCATGGTTGAGCAAATGCTTTACCCTTCCTTTTGCCTCTGGCCCCCAATCTTGGATAGAACGCTTGAAAGCACCTGGCATCATTATATCACCATCGCTATCAACCATTCCGAAAGCACTAAAATAACCACTTACGATTCCTTGCTTTGAGTCAACATCTTTGACATTGCCCTCAAATGATTTGTAATTGTATATCATACTTTTTTTATCTATTTTTTCTAATTTTCTAATTGCCCATTCTATTCCTGCATCGCCTCCCCATGCATCCCACATAATACCACCGCAGCCTTCACTATATGGAACATCTTTGTTTTGTTGATGTCTTTTAAAAGATGCCATGCGAGCAATTGTGTCTCGTGACAATCTTTCACGTTTTGCCAATTGGTTGGCTCTCGCCCAACCTACCGGTGTACCACAATCACTACCATTCTCCTCTTTATATTTCAATGCTCTTTTAGCATTATTACTCGCTGCCTCTGGATAATCATTATAAGTTTCTTCTTTAAACAATATATCCTTAGCCTCTTGTACCAAAATTCCCTTAGCATCAGTATTTTCTCTTATCAATCTTATCTCATCCTCATTATTATCATAGTGCGTTCCAATACCAAGTCTTTTTATCGTTTCCCACTTCATCTTACCATTTGTAAAATAAACTCTTGAATGTGGTATTCCAATCTTATCTGCAATCTCATAAACAGCTTTACTCATTGTATCTTGCCTTCTTGTTACAATGTACACAGTCTTTCCTTCTTCCTTCAACTTCATTGCCTTATTCTGCCACCTCTCTTGTGTCAATGTATCATCAAAGTCAAAGCTGACCTTGTTCATATCTATTGCTTTTTTACTTTCTTCTTCGTGTATTCTGCGAGCTTCTTCTGGATGCTCAGCCAAGTAAGCCACATAAGCTTCTCGTGCCGATTCTTCAGACCTGTACATACACTCACCTTCCCCAATTCTGTATTTTCCATTACTTTCACAACGATAAATTGGCATAATTAACTTTCTATTGGTTCAAAAACAATATTGTTTTCTTGTTCTTCTAAAGGTTCAGAATGTTCATTTGTTTCAATTATTATTTCAGGTATTCCATTAGGAAAAGCATCACATCCACCTTCAAACTCTCTGAAATGTACACAATTATAACAAATTAAATTAGGTACTTGCATAGTTTATTTTTTAAAGTATTTATCAATTAATTTACCTACTTTAACTGCATATTTTGTAGGATTTGTAGATAGTTTATATTCTTTGAATGCTTCTGCATGAAATTCATCAATATCAGTAGATGCATATCTACCTAATGATATATTGTAAATACTTTTTTTATCTCCTTTTTTATTAAACATCATCATTTCATCTGCATATTCTTTTCTAATAACTCTTAATTCTCTAAAATAATCTCTAATAAAATCAGGTGTATTTGGATTTTCAGCATGACTACTTACTGCTAATACATGAGCAAATTCATGTGTAGGAACAGATATTGGTCTATTAAAAATATCAACAGAACTACTTGGTCTTGTATTTTCTGAATTTGGAACAAATGATATTTCATAAATACTTTCATTTTTATTTCCAAAATTCATTTGAGTTAAAGCAGGTTTGCCTAACACTTTCCCATATACATTCATACCTTTTCTTGATTCTACTACACCTAAAAATCTTTTTGTACTTGCAAAAGACAATTTTACATCATCATTTAAATCAAGTCCTGGGTTTATTTTATATTCATTAAATAATTTTACTAATTGATTTGCTTTAGCATTTAATTCATCAACTGGTAAATCTTTTGACACCGTTATTGAACTAACATTCAATCCAGTAACATCTTTTATGTATTGTTGTAAATTTTTAACAGTATCCCTATTATTTTTACCAATTATAAATGTATTTGTAGGTTGAGTTTGCGTTTGTACTGGTATTTCAATAGGTTTTATAAATTGAGGTTGTTGATTAATGCTTGGTGCATTCAATTTTGGTTTCATTATCAGTCTACCATTTGCATCACGTTTGGGAATAAAACCAACTGTACAACGACAATTTATAGTAAACCCAGCAGGTGCTGAGATGTCACCAGGTTGCATTGCTACAACCGCCTCACCTTTCTTTCCAGTTGATGTGAAAGGTTGGTCAAAAGGTACAATCACACCATCCAACTCAACGTGATCAAACTCATCATCAGGTATCCTTCTCGTTCTACTATCCCTCGCACTTATCCATTGTTTATCAACCATGAACCCATGAGCCTCCGCACCTTTCATTGCCCCAATATTTGAACCCCTCATTACCTCTGTTCTAACTATTCTTGTTGCCCTCATTTTAGAATACTCTAACTCCTTATCATCTAAAATAAGCTTTGTTATTTGGTCAACGCTCAATCCTTCAGTTATTCCATTAGTTGCTATCTCAATTAATCTCTTCTTAGTTGTTTGAGTGATATTGCTAACAAGAGTAAACCCTTGAGCCATTAAAAACTCAAGTATCTCTTTAGTCCATTGAGCATTGAAGCCAAATGTCTCACCTTTTTGATTAGCCTCAATTTTAATTGATCTATACACAGCATTTCCAAATAAAACCACACTTTCCTTATACATTTTTTCAAAGACCTTTATCAACTCCTTCTCCCACAAATTTAGACCAAGTGCAGAAATAGAAGCACTAACACCATTCTTCTCTATACTCTTAGCAAAACCTTTAAATTGAGCAAATATTGATTCTTGGATTGAATTGATATATTTTTTCTCTATATCATTCCGAATCCTCTGAAACTTCACCCAATATTGCTCTCTTTGCTTCGCGTTCATCTTCAAGTCTTTTTTTATGCCACATCCTGAGTTGGCTCATCATCATCGCCTCAGTTCGGCATTTCCTCTCCGCTTCCGTCTTGGGATGCCGAATCATCACTATTGACCATAGTGTCTGATCCGTTGTCCATGCTGTTATTTGTTCCTCCATCAGGTACAGTTAAATCCATTCCAACTTGGTCAAGTCTTACAAGTCCACCATTTACATAGCTATACTCATAAGCACCTTCTTTCTCTGAGTAATTCATCGCAACTCTCTTCTCATCAAAGGTCAACCAGTTCGCATCACGAAGTGACCTGGTCATTCTCTCCATGTCCTGTTGCATCTCTGGAAGTGCTGTAATGTCAAAGTCAATGTAAAGGTTCTCACCATATCTCGGCACAAGCCAAGCATTCAACTCATCACGCAATTGACAAAGCTTTGGTACAATAGTGTTGGTTACCAAGTCACGCATTGCGTTCTGATAGTTGTTGTAACTTGATGTATCTGTGTCAAACAACACAGCAGGCAAACCAAATACCCTACACCATTGATGCATTGACATCTGCATTGTCTTTACCAATTCCATGTCAACACTACTCAAACCGAAGTTCAAATAGTCCCAAGGTGTCTGCAATACATCAATCCTTCCTTTATTAGCAGTTCCATTCACATCATCGTTCAACTTTCTCTTAATAAGGTTGGCTTGCTCCATTGATGGTTGAGCAGATACCGAACCCACAACTTTAGGTGTCAATGCACCCTTTGCACCACCATTATATGCCATCATAGCAGATGCATCAGCAGCAGCATTGCTCATCCTTAGAGTTTTGTATGCTGCTCTGAGTGGTGACAATCCTCTCAAGTGAGTTCTTGTTGATGCATTGAAATCAGGATTCCATGTTTTCCATTGACATACCCTATCCTTCGCTATGTCAATTCCTTGGTCAACCATTAGTTTATACCCCTTGATGCCATATAGGTCGTTTGGATCAGGATATATGTCAAGGAACTGCGTTGGAAGAACAAACATCTCCAATACCTTCCCATCATTACTCAATCCAGTATTACCAAAGATATTACCCTCACCAGATAGGAAATGGTAGCCAATTAGGTTCTCAAGGAATTGGTCTTGAGCCTGGCTTGGGTTAGGTCTTTCCAAAAGTTTAGCAAGTGGCCCATCCATCACAATATTTTCGCTATAAGCGTTCTTTCTCGCCAATATAGCTTGCTCATAAGCACCCTGACCAGCTTGAATGCCTCTTGATAATTGCTTGTACCTCATCAAGGATGTTCTCGCTTTCTCACCATTATTTAGTGAATAAACATACCAAGGGATACTTGCGGATTTCCTTGCAAGGAAACTCACAATGGCATACACATCAGCATTGCCAAGGTAGCCATCCTTTACATAACTCTCGGTGTTATATTGTTGTAGTACCGCACCATTTATACCTTGAAAAGATGGTGGAACATTCTGATTAGGATTCAACCCCTTCTTCTTACCAAAAATGTCAAATAGACCCATTTTTTTTATATTGCTCCCCAAGTTATCTTAGGGATTGTTAACTTACTAAAAATGCTATAACGTAAGGCATCAAGTATGTGGTCACCAAACTTTACTGGTGAATCAAGTTTATTGCCATTTCTATCCGTTTTCCAACGGTAATTCTTCAATTCCTTTAGTAAATTTACGCTATCTTGATGAATATACAAAGGAGTACCCTTTACAGTCCTTATTCCCTCAGTCACATCCTTATTAGCGTGTTTAGCATTGAACCCGTTTCTTGCGAGTTCCTCAATAGTTTTTGGCTCGGCTGCATCACAAAATATCTCATCGTACGGGTCAATATTAAGAACCTTTAGCCTATCTACCAAATCATTTGTGGTCAACCTTGTTTCGTACAGCATTTCTTGGGCATAAGCAGCACCCTCCACGAACATCACCTTGACCAATGCACTCGGCACATTGAACCCAAAGTCCAATCCATATACTACCTCTCCCTCTTCTGGCATATTCTCCGTAGTCCGATAATGAGTATATATCAAATCTTGGCTAAGACCACGTTCACCCAAGCCGTAAATCTGCCAGTAGTTTGGATCAGCATCCTTCAATCTTTCAAGTTCGTCAACCAGTTCTTTAGGGAGGAATGGGTTATCCCTAAAAGTGGTGATGTTGAAGTCTGCGTCATCACGAGGAATAACACTATCGTAAATCCAACTGGCAACATCAGATGGATTGTAGTCAATCACTATCTTACCCTCAGTCCTCATAATTAACTGCATCCAAGCCTCATAACTCAGTTCATTAGCCTCATTGCAGAATAAGTACGTTCTTGCCCTACCCCTTATCTTTTGTGGCTGGTCTGCACTTACAAACTCTATCACATTGCCATTCAAAGTGTAAATCTGCTCAGTCTTGTTGTGATTATCCTCAGAGTAAATGTTAAGCTTTGTAAGAATATCAACAAAGTCCCTCAATACCGAACCCTTTATGGATGGAAGCGACTGCCTGACAATCGTAAGCGTTTTGCCATTCTCTTGAAGCAATTTAACGATAAACCAAATAAGAATGTTATAAGTCTTGCCGCTTCGTGATCCTCCTTGCATTACGCTTATGCGTTTGTCACTCTCTTGAAGTATCTCGTAAATCTTGTTCGTTTGTAGTGTGGCGTTCATTTATCTTAGTTATTGTAGGTCTACCAAAGGTAAGTTTAAAAAATAAAAAAAATTCTGAGAATGGGTTTACCAGTTGAAAAGATATGGTTTTAATGGGGGTCATCGTATATGGCAATGATATGAAGGTAGTTTAGGTGAAAATTATTTGTGGGTAGTATAAAAGCCTGCCTCAAAAGGTAATTTCTTTAAGTCCCCCCCATCGTATAGAGCCTTCTGCCCCACAAATCAGCCTTAATACTAACAACTTTAGTATCCCCTATAACTAATGTTATGTTAAGTAGACAAGCAAGTATTTATATATCAATGACTTATACATTATCCTTATCTTCTATCTGTACTGTCCTATTGTCCTGAAGCAGGATGTTAGGCTTTATGATCTCAATTGCTATCTGGTTGAGGTTGCCTTCTATCTTAGACTCTATCTTCTGGGTTGGTAGACCAATGTAGTAGGCACAGAACAATTGTATAGCTTTCATGTCACCCTCCTTTATCTTTTCGTGTAGCTTAGTGAATGCAGTAGTAGCCATTGGGTGAAGCTTCTCAATGATTTGTTGCTCTTCCATTCTTTTCTTTCTGCCACTACCTGGGCGATAACCTCCTACCTTCTTCTTCTCGTTCCTTTGTTCAATCTTTGCTTGTAATTGTTCGTCAGTCATTTGATTTTTTTAGTGGTTAATCACAAACGTCTTTGTATTGAATTTCAATGTTTAAACATTAAGAATCAATGTTGCAACATTAATCTACTCTATCACCTTTCTCCTTCTGCTGTATTACCTCCATATTGTGCGTAAATCCCTTGGGGTCATCCTTCTTCTCGTATATCTTAAACTTAACCCACTCACCAGGTTGATCATTAATATACTCAACAAAGTCAGCCTTGAAGATATTTAGGTATAGGCCATTCTCAGCCTTCTTTATGTAGAATCCCTTTCTTTTCATGTACATAAAATTAAATACATTTTTACTAAATCATTGATATTTATTTATTTATATATATTTATAATAAATATTTATTTATAATTATATATTATTGATATGCTTTATATATCTTTGACATATAAACAAACTCACAACAATGAAAAAATCAACACTTCAAACCATCGCAATCATTATCTTGGCTCTTATCCTTTGCACAGCTGATAATTGGTTCTAATCTTACTCAACCTCATTAAACGAATTAAGGCCCATTAAGGGCCTTTTTTCTTGTTACTATACCAAAGTATCACTAAGTATGTGATTGGTCAAAATTCAAGCTTATTCTATCTAATTCGCAACCATTTTTTTCAAGGTATTTAAAAATTGTTTCTATTTCTGCATCATGTGGTATGGTAACCATTATCCTTGTAGGTATAAGATACTTTTCCTTTAAGCATAAATTAACCTGTTCAAGGAAATGACAGGTTATATCATCCTCAATGCTTATCATATCCTTTACCTTACTTAGTCCATGAATGATGGTAGTATGATCACGATTAAAAAACGCACCTATTTGGCATAGTTTAAGACCCATCTTAGTCCTTGCAATGTGATAGTATACATGACGGCATAGCACCAAGCTTCTTGACCTTGATGAGCCAAGAATATCTTCCTCTGGTTGACCACTAACAAACGAAATAACTGAAAGCAAATTTTTCTGAGTAAGCATATTAAATGTTTAATTGTTTTACATACTACCTTGCAATGCATAGTAGTCCTTTATTTAACCTTTTGATTGATTTTTCTTAAATGTATATTATATTTTCATGTTATCAAGTTATGTATTGGTATACCCAAAAAACTCATGTGAACGAAGTGAAAATAACACATACCAAAATTAGTAGGTAACACGATAACACGATATTTTCCATTTTTCTATCTTTTCTATATATATACTATTTCCAAAAAAATACAGGTATACCCTAAAAAACAGAAAAAATGATGTTAATCGCGTATCCGAATTGATTATCAACCACTTAGCTATCAAAAATGATGTTAAAATCGTGTTAAGATGATGTTAAAATCAAAATCTCATGTTACCTAACTATATGTCATATTAAAAAAATTCATCATGTGTATTTTTTTCAATATTAAAATTATATAACTTTTTCCCTCCAGAGCCTTTATCCCTCTTATTTTTTAACATGATCCCCAAAATGGAACACGATTCTTCAATTCCCTTGGTGAACCTTTTTACGCTATAATCCTTCTTTTCAAACCCACTCATTGACATAAAATCGTTATATAATTGTTCTAACTTTATCCAACCTGGTTGCTCCTCATATACCCCCATCAAAAACTCCAAAAACTCCTCTCCGAACTGCACCCTGATCTGCTTCCTTTTGATTTTTTCACTTGACTTGACTTCCAACACTCCAAAGTCAAGGTATCCCTGTACCGCTTCAAACATCAAATTATAGAACCTATTCCATTCATCCTTGTCCCAATCATCAAAAAGTTTGTGACCAAATTCATCCTCTGGTGTCCTGGTTGGCCCGAAGTAGCTACTAAATTCCAACACTTTTTGTCTCCTCTTGGCGTGATTCCCAGAGTTAGGAATGGTGTAGTTCGTTGTGAACATCACCTTTGGTGAATCTTTATATGGTATAAACAATTCATCTTTGTTCTTCTTCTCTACGGTAATTCCTTCAGTAATTATTGAATAAAAACCCTCAAAATCTACATTTCTCCTTGTATCCTCAATTGCCAGAATCCTTGTATCCAGGTCAACCCTTTGGAACGCAAATGACTTATCAAATTTGAAGTTCTTCCCATCCACGCGAACTATATTCAAAAGGTAACCCAATGCCTTCACAAATATCCCTTTCCCAGTCCCACCACCATTGGCTTCTTTCTCTGTTTCTTCGGCAAGTATCACCGAGAATGGTCGTGATGGGTCTTTATAATTGTGCAATAAATAGCCTATCAACCCAAGAGCATAAATATACCTTTCTTGATCATTATCACTAATCCTCTCAATAAATCTAAAATACTCAATCTTACTCAACTCAATATCCTCTTCAAGTACAATGAAATGGTCAATTACTTGCGACTTCCAGACTACCTTGCCAAGTTCTCCATAACTTTTTAGAGTTATTTCCGTTTTGGAAACAACTGCCACCCCATTTTTAAACGGGAAATAAGCCTCATTCTTGGTATCCTTTAAAAAACTCAACTCTGCCCGCTCAAAAAACTCAAAAAACGCATCACTAAACAGCACAGTAGCACCTTTATAAATCAACTCAAGTAAGTCTTGTGGAGTAACCCCACCATCAAACGAATCAGGTAGCTTGTCAATGTAGTCCTTAATAAACCTCTTTATCTGCTCTGTACTCGCCTCTTCCACAAACCCATCCTTCACTCTGATCAACCTATAAATGGTTGACGATGCATCATAGAAGTATAAGCGAAAACCCCCATTTGTGGTCAAAAAAACCTGCAACTTATACCTATTTATTGAAGCTACACCCTTATCATCAACATCCCAGAACGTGCAAATCTCTTCCCCCCACCGAGCATCCAACTCATCAACCATCACCTTAGCATCTTCAACTGATTTGTTGTGCTTTTTTACCAAAATCGTAACCAAATCATCCTTACTTGCTCCATCATTCCTTTTGGTGAACAACTCTCTTTCAACTTTGTCACCGAAGGATGTTTTTTTTTCGCCAAACCCCATGTCAAGCAACTTTCGTGCAGCCAGTTTGAAATCACCATCACATTCCAATATGGCAAAAACTGCTGACAACTTATACCCTTTCTGCACTTGAAATGGGGTGTTCACCGAAAAAACGCTAAATAATCCCATTCCTACGTTCCACGATCCACTATGCTCTGCCTGACTACCTGGTCTTAAAAAGTAAATCCTTTCCGAGTTCCTTTTAACTACCTTCCATCCATTCCTCTGCATCAAGTCAACAATATCTCCCCTACGATTGTAGTCATCAAATGGACTAACTCCATACTCTTTAGTTGACGGCCTCTGATGTGCTTCAATTACTTGCTCTTCAAATATCTCATTAAACGACCGCATAATCTCAAACAATATCTCTCGTTCATCCGATGTTATAACATTAATACCCTCTTGTTCAACGAGGTAGCCTTCCGTAGGCGGTGCAACAACATATCCACCTTCTCCCCTTGTTTCAATAATGCAATAAGATTTGATGGAAGGGTTATTCTTTGCCTCTTCCAATGTCGGTAGTCGCTGTGCAAGCTTCTGATTGCCTTCAATCGCCTCGCATTTATAGATGAGGTGTTTGCCATTTGAACGGGTTTTTACGATGTGTAATTTGCTATACAATTCTTGCGGAATCGCTCCTTTAATAGCCTCCCAAAGGTCATACGTTTCATACTTTGTATCAATGTCAATCACCTCAACATTGCCACTAACATACCCACAAATGATAGCCACTCCTTTTGCCCTATTATCTGCCATTTGACGGCTTAGTTCCTCCTCCGTTACCATTTGCTCTTGGTAAACCTTCCAAGGAAAAATAGCCTGCTTATTTTCATTTACAGCAATAGTATTGATGCCAAGTTTAAGATAGTTCATAGTTACCAAGATAAATTTTCCATTAATAAGTAATCATTCACGCTGATCTTGTCTAAATGCCCATCATCAAAGAATGTAAATATCTTGACAATTGGTCGACCATGTTGGTCAAGCTTTACGCTATTAACATAAACAAGACTGTTTACTGGCATTAACTCTCTAAGCATCCTACCAGCCTTCTCCTCATGGTCACCCAATATTGCTACATTATGCAATAAGCAATTTGAGGTATGTTTCATGTGAAACCCTAAGTCAAATGTGATGTTAATGATGCCATTGTTGGTAACTCGGTTGATTGTTCCTTTGAAAGTGTACATAGTGTTTGATTTAGTGTATAATTAGTATTCCTTATAGCAATGTATATCAATATCTTCAATGCAATTTACCACCCTCGCAAAAATGCCCATGTTGTTCAGCTTCTCAATCATGTACTTTTGCAGTTCAGACACCACACCTTTGTCAGTCTTGACCTCAAGCATTATGACCACACCTTTACGAATAGCCATTAGGTCGCAAATGCCAGGTGTTGAGGTACTAATCAACTTTGTAACAAACCACCCATGCTCTTTTAACTTCTTAACTATTTTTGTTTGGAGTTGGCTTTCTTTCATAATTTTTTATATTTTTCACTAACAATCATTGGAGTTGTGTTGATCCATTTTATTGAATGATGTATTCTTGGAAATTTAGTATTCATCATTTTAATCTTAGCACCGCTTGGATGATACATTACTGTATAAAAAGATTTAACATAAGTACCACTCAAATTGTATGCATCACTCATCCCACCACTTGTACTTTGTGTATCACCCTGACTTAAATTTATATTTGTATAAGTCAAAAATAAATCACCTCTTGCACCAAGTGTAACATAAGTATTTACATCTTCATTTAATTGTCCTACAAACCAAAACCTTCTATTTGTAGAGCATATAAAACTATTCATACACTTTCTCTTCAATTTTATACCACAAAATCCTCCAATGTGATCCCCACCTTGTGAAAAAGCTAATGATTTACAATTAATACTTTTATAATAATTTAATACTAAATCAAATACCTTGTCAAGATTATTTATCTTTTTTTCACCTTCAATATATCTATATCCTAAAGAATAATAATCATCATCTAAAACAATAAAATATTCATATCCCAATTCTTGTGCAATATCAAAACAAGCATTTCTTGCGTGTGTTGTTGTTCTTCTATTGTCAAAATTGTTTCCTTCATCTGTTAGGTTTGCTATTTTTTGTTTATCAAAAACAACTACATTTTCTTTTCCAAACTTTTTTATATAATCATCAATGGTTGAATCTTCATTATCTAAAACAAAATATACTTTTTTTGTATATCCTCTTGCTCTTAGTAGTTTTAATGTTTTTATGCTATTTGGTCTACCATGAGATATAATAAATACAATATAATTATTCTCCATATTCTTCCATGTATTGAGTTCTTATTTCATCGCATAATTGAACATATCCATATTCAATAGCCTTTTCAAAATCAATAATAACAAGTCCACTTCTTTCCATCAAATGTTGCATTTCTTTAGATGAGTGTGCGTAGTAATCAGCTATTTTTTCGTAATTGAATACATTATGCCTTCTCGCTGCGTCAATTAGAAAAATTTTTTCATCATAATCTAAAGATGATTCATCAATTTCTCTAATTAAACGATGCGTTTTAGACTTGTCACAAAGTTCAATAATATGAGGTTTTTTGTTTTTAGGTTCGTAAATTGGTGATTCAATTTTTGATGAATACTTTTTTTCGCTTTCATCTTGCTTAAATTGTGATCCAAACATATTTATTTGCTTCATCTTATCTTAGTTTTATC